GGCTGCTCTTGCGAATGCTTCTTGGGCATGAGTTTCTTCTCCTGTAAAATATCTATCTTTTAAAGTATCTAAACTAAATTTATCTAGTTTATTTTCGTTATCATAGTTAATTTTAATTCCTAAATATTCTTTAGGTCCTATTTTATCTTTAATCATTTTTATTTTCGTTTAAGTAAAATGCTATCATAGCATAATGAATAATTTTTAATAAGTCATCTGAATTTTTACCTTCTTTTTTTCCATATCGAATAGCATATTTTATTATATTACCAATACAAAAACCCTCTCCATGTCCAGCATCTAATATAATATCTGTAGCTTGATATTTATTGTGAGAGTAATGCTCACTATAAGTTAAGTCAATATGTTCTGCTATTAATCTTAAAATTTTATCTTCGTCAAATTTGTAGTTCACAATATATCCTGTAAAGTTATGTTAGGATTCCTCTTAACTTGTTTATAAAACCAACGTAAACTATATGCACTTAACATAAATTTTCTGTTAGCAAAAATGTGTGTTTGTTCAGGTAGAAATAAATGTAAATTTTTTCTATTAATTTTAGTTTCATCTTCTTCGTCAGGTGTCATAGTTCGTAACCATTCAATAAATAAATTTTCTGCCCGTCTTCTTAATTGTTTAGCATTTCGTCCATTCATATTTTTGTTGGGTCATAATTTTTAACTAACTTCCAATAAGTTAAGATACTGTTAAACATACCTAAATGTTTTGCATGGTCATCTTTGTTCCAGATATGACAAGAAATAAATTCAGGGTCATCTCTATCTACAAATATAGAAACTCTTTCTGGACTTTTATAATTACAACCTTGAGCGTAAGCTGATAGTTGCATTCCGTGGTCATCATAAACTAATTTAGCAGGGTCTTTTTCTTTTATATTTACTTTTGTTTTAAAATCTACAAAAATACCAGACTCTGAATATAAGTCTATCTTCCCACCATAGCCCTCTTGAGCACAGAAAGAATCCTCCGCAATCCAAGTTTCATCCGGAAATGTATTATCTAAATATTCTTTTATTACTGTGTATGTTTTGTTTTTTGATTTACCTAAAAAACCTTTCTCAATTTTAGCATGGATTTTTGTGCCCTCTTTAGCAGCTTCAAGACCAACTTTTTTAGAATCAGCTTTGCACCTGTAAAAAAAATCTCTATCAGTTTCATCTTCTTTTTGTTTTAAATTTATAGCAGACGAAAGTGCTTGTTCAATTTTCCAATTTTCTAAAAAGGGTTTAGCCACCATGCCTATAATTGTTGTGACAGAGGGCACGAGTCCTAAAGACTTTGCATCTCTTAATGTAGTGTTTCTTTCTACACCATTTGCCCCAATAATTGTATACATGGGGTCTCCTTCCTGTGTATACCAATGACCAGACTCTGCTTTAAATTTATTATAATTATCTTTTTTATTTTTTTTCATGTTCTATCTCTTCAAATGCTTTAATCACATCACTAGAAAATAATTTTTGTAAATTAATTAAATACATTTTACTAGCATTATTATCACCACCTGACACTGTTTTAAAATAATCAAGTTTATTAACAATAGTTTTTAATACTTCTGTTTTAAACACTAACGTGCAAAATTCATTATCACCAACGCATAAATTATGAAACCAATAATCTGATTCAGTTGCTTGAATACCAGAAGGTTTTCTGTAAGACTCATATTCAATAGCTATATTGCCTGTCTTCATCCACATACCACGTTCAGATTTAACTTCTACTTTTTTATTAGTAAGCATATCTATAATTTTATCCTCACGTATAGTTCCGTATTGCAAATCTATATCAAATTTCTTTCTATCTTTTTTAGTGGGTTTCACTCCAATTACTCCCTATTTTAAACTCTCCGTCCAACGGACATCGAAGATTAAAATAATTTCCAGCAGATATAATTGACTCCACTGCTATTTGTCCTACTTTGTTTGCCTGACATTTAGGCACTTCTATCTGCCATTCATCGTGAATGTTAGCAACAAACTTAAATTTAGTCATACTTACATTTAAATTATTAGCTAATAAAACTAAAGCCTTTTTCATTACGATAGCTCCAGCACCCTGCAACAAAGTATTTAATGCTGAATGCTCACTGCGTACATATAGTTTTCTTCCGTCTAGTCCTTTTAAATATGTTTTTGTTGATGCTCTTTGCACTTTGTCTCTAAGAGATTTAAATGCAGGAGTATTAGAGAAGAAATATTCTCTAGCTCGTTTACCACTTGATTCATTTCCGCCAACCACACTTCCAAGTTTTTTATCTCCTGCTCCGTACATGAGGGCATAGATGAAAGTCTTTGCCTGATTTCTTGATTCAAGTCTTGCAGCTTTTTGATTAGTGGTATGTATGTCTCCTTTGATGATTTCATTTGTAAACTCCTTATCATTCATGTAATGGGCTAACATTCGTAATTCTAAACCAGATGCATCAACCCCTAGTAAAACATTATCTTCATCTACAATCCATAAACTCCGACACTCTCTGCCATAATCAGAAGATAAACTAGGAACTTGAGCCATGTTAGGACTTCTATGGGTCATCCTACCAGTAATTGTTCCGTTAGGAATTACAAAACCATGAACTCTCCCGTCTTCGCCCACAGCATCAATCCAACTATTTATTTGTGCTACTCGTTTTTGTAATAGTAAATACTCACATATTAGTTTAGCTTCCGGTATATTAGTAATAGTAGATAAAGTTTTTTCGTCAACAATAGGCTGACCCGTTGGAGTAAATTTCTCAGGTTTCCAACCAAAGTCTATTAAATATTCGCCTATTTGTTTTCTACTTCCAAGATTAAATTCTTGTAAAGACTGTCTCATAAATGGCTTGTAGTTTTTTGTGTTCACACATTTATTATACTCTTCATCAGATAAACCTCTTTTAGATAACTGTCCGTCTTTCCTGATGTAAGGTGTGACTTTTTTAACATCTACTAACCTAGGTTTAAAAACTTTTTTAACTTCATCTTCAATAGTTTTTATTTTACCATTAAGTGTAGCCACTAAAATATTTGCATCTTTAGTGTTGAGTAAGAAACCCGCATCCTCTTGAGATTTAATTATTTTAAAAACGTCATGCTCTAAGTCTATGCTTTCCTGAGAAAAATCTCTGCCCTCAACAAGTAAATGTTTGTAGACCCTAGCATTTAACTCAACATCATTCACACAATAGTCTAACATTTCAGAACTATAATTTTGAAATTCTTGAAAATCTATTTTAGGAAATTTTAATCTGAAACCCCACGAATCTAAACTGTGTCCCCCGTCTCTTACTGGATTAAAAAGCCTAGATAAAACTAACGTATCTACAATTTTTTTCTGATACAAATTACAATCAAGTAATTTATTAATAATAGGAATATCAAAGCCAATGACATTGTGCCCGACAATCGTTGTCGCAGATTCTAATAGTTCTTTTCCCTTGTATAATTCATTAGGTCCAAACTTGTATATTTGATTTGTATCTAAATCTTTACAGACTATACACCAAATGCGAGTAGCTTTCAGGTCATCTGTTTCTATATCAAAAAGTAATTTCATTAAAAGTTTACACTGTCATCTTCATCTATACTATTGGTTTCTGCTAATCTTCCTGTATCTCTATCATACAGTAAACTTGTAGCAAAGCCAACATCTCCCGTATACCTTGATTTTAAAACTCTAACTCGTGTTGTGTTGGCTTCCTCTGTGCTTTCTGCCTGTTGATTTCTTTCCAATGCAATAACACAATCTGATAATTGAGCTATGCTTTGTGAACCACGTAAATGAGATAATGAAACTTCAATGCCATTCTCATGCCCTCTGTTTCCGTCCACCCTGCGTAAATGAGAAACTAAAATTAAACCTACTCCTGTTTCCTCTACAATACTTCTTAGTCTTGTCATTATAGTATCAATAGCACGTCTCTCGTCCCCCTCGTTTGCAGCTACTACCAGCATATGTAAGTGGTCTAATACCACCCATTTACACTCACACCCTACTATCATAAATCTAATCTTAGAAAATATTTCATCAATGTCATTTGTCCCAAAGTGTGCATGTATCCATACCCTGTTCTTATTTTCCCCGTCATACAAAATATCAAAGAACTTATCTAATTCTTCTTTACTATATTGCTCACGAATATGGTCAATATATAATCTATTATTAGCTTCAATGGAAAGTATTCCGTCTATGGTTCTTCGCCAATCTTCCTCCAATGCTATTACCCCAACATTATCCTTAGTATTTTTAATTAACCAATGTTCTATTTCTCTGGTCACAGATGACTTTCCAAGTCCCGTTCCACCTGTAAGGGTAATAAGTTCTCCCCCTCTCATGCCTACAAGTTTACTATTCAAACCCTCCCACGGATAAGGAATACTATTTTTCTTCTCTCGCTTATGAAACGCATCTCGCCTATCAGAAACATTAATAACTCCAGACGGAGTATAAGTTTTCGCATCCCAAAATGCCTTGACAAACTGAGCATGTTTATTTTCTTTTAACATGTCATTTGCATCTTTGTAGCCAGTAGGTAAAGTCATAACTTTAGCTTTCTTAGGGGTGAAAAGCTGTGCTACTTTCTGTGCTGTTTCTTTACCTATCTTATCATTATCAAAACATATGACTATATTTTCATAACTTTCTAAAAATTCAAGACTATCTTTAACGTCCCGTATAGCTCCCTGACATCCTCGTTTAATTGAAACAACATCATACTTAGACCCAAACAACTCATACCCAGCAAGAGCATCACATTCGCCCTCAACTAGGGTTATATATTTACCGCCCTTAAATAACTGCTCTCCAAATAAACCTGTTCCCTCATAAGTCCCGTGGAAACTAAAATTTTTGTCTTTAACATATCTTACTTTATGAGCAGTTTTTTCATTTGAATTATAAAATGGATAGACATGTTGAACAACTTCATTTTTGTCGTTGTAGACAACCTTTACTCCATACTTCTGAGCAGTTTCTTTTGATATTTTTCTATCTAACAAAGGACCATAAACTGCCCCGTATTGGTCGTCTAAACTGGTATTGTTTTTATAAGCTGATTGCACTTGATTAACCTCCTCATTGGTTATCTTTGAATTTTTATTTGTGAATGCTCCACAACTAAAACATTTTGATGACCCGTCTTCGTTAATGCATAAAGCATCACTACTACCACATGCGGGACATGGTTGATGAACTTTTACAAAAGCCACATTACCTCCTAGAACGGACTACTTAGGGATAGGCAAGGAGGTAAACATGTTGATGTCAACACACCCTAAGTAATCCTGAATTATATTACGAATCCTTGCTTTCCGTTTGGTCTGCTTCAATCATTGCTTCCTGACAACCCTCTAATAATTTTTCTAAATTTACCCTGTGGGTTCGGGATGCAAAATCCAATGCTTCGACTATTACTTGTAGCTGACCTGCTTTGTTAATAATGATAGTGGCTTCTTGTTTTTTAGCATCATCTTTTATTTTATTAACATCATACAAAGTTTCGCCCTTATCATTTTTAATTGTAATAATCATTAAAAATCTAAGTCCTCGTCTAAGTTAGAACTTGCATCTTGTTTTTCAACCAAGTTAAGTATTTTTACTTTATCTAAAACATAAGTATGAAATGTGCCATAACTATTTTTTATCGGTAGATAGTGATACATGATTTTAGCTTCGGTATTATTACCTATAACTATTTCTCTACCTGATTCATCCGTAAACTCAAACTTTTGTCCGTCTGAATTTTGAACTTCAACAGCTTTATTTGATGAACCATTTTTTAACTGTGTCCACCTTTTTAAATAAATTGATTCAGGAATATCATCCCAAGCCTTGGTTTTAATACCTAAACTATTCGCCACTTCTAATTCCTCAGAATCATCAGGCACTAAATATGTTTCCCAAATCCCCTCTTTTTTAAATTTAAAATTAGGCATGTTGATTGCTGGAAAGATTAGTTTACCTGTCATCACGTAATACTGTATCTTACCCTCTTCGTTATGTTGCACTCTTGCTTCACTCATTTGTTGCTCCTATTATGATTTATTTTAAGTAAGGTGGTGTATGGTCATGGTGGTTTCTAGCACTTATATGACTTCATCCTCGACCTATGTTCTCCCATGTCCCCGAATTTAATCTAGGATTTATAATGGAATCAAGGATTTTATAAAGGCTCACTCATACACCTTTGAAAGCCAGTCTCTTGACTTTCTATATAATAGTATAAAGATATATTTAAATATGTCAATTATTTTCTAAATATAATTTAATCATTTTTAACTTATCATGATACTCAGCAATTTTATTTAGCTCATTTTCAATCGTTTCTATTGTATCAGGATGCTCTGCAACTCCCACAGGATTATCAATTAATATTAATGCATTCGCAACGTGGCGGGCTATCTGCCCTTTAAAGTTATTGCGTAATGCTTTTAAAATAAATTCTCTATTCATATACATTATTTCTCCTCAATATTAAATGCTTCATTGGTATGCATTAATAAATCTGCCATAGCATGAGCATCCATGATATCAACACCACCATACTCAAACAAACTACTCACACCCCACTTAGCTTTAGGATAATTCTTTTTAATCCATTCCAAGTTTCTTTCTGGAATTTTAACTGTTATCATTTTTTCTTTCATAGGTTCTCCTGTTTTGCTAAAATACTTTCAATCATCTTAGGAGAATGACCTTGCTCTGCTAGGCTTTCCCAAGTTTCATTACTTTCATTTAGTTTATCTTCATAAAAATATACAACTGCTACAGTTCCTTTTGTTGGACTATCATGTATTGATAAATCCACATCATCAAATTCTGCATCTAGTCTTTTGGATAACTCATGCTTAGTTAATTTATTCATCTTCCTTGCCCTCGATATTTTTTGTAGTTGCTTTTCTTATTCTTGTTCATGGTAGAGAAAGCAACATTACCTCTACCTTGACTTGTCTTTTTACCTCGCACCCCAGTAGCAGGAGTATGCTCAGTCTTTCGCCAAACTTTAGCCATTAGTCCTCAACCAACACAGACTTTCGCTTATCAGCAAACTCAGTAATTTTTTTACCTGATGCATACCATATTGTTTGCTCGGTCCACTTACCATTATTAAATCTTGTCTCCACAGCAACGACTGAATTATTTTCTTTTTCTTGCTTTAGCTCTGCTTTTCTTTCAGCTACACTATCTTTATATTGTGTCATTTATATTGATTTAGTAAAATTAGTGCTACTTATTATCTCTTTAAACTTAACCCCTATTAATTTATGTATCT